CAACTGCGGTCGGAATTGAAACGCTACCTGCTATTGTGCCATCGCCAGTCGTTGGGCAATTAAATGTTAAAGCTATACCTGTATTGGTATTTGCTGATCTAAATCTGATTTGGTATTCAATTCGGTAGTGTCTCCCAGCTACAACTGGAAACTGTAACTGAGCTATTGAGGTAAGAGTTACGTTGCTGTTATTGGTCAATACTGCTGTATTGTTTAATTCAATCCAGCGCGCACCAACGGCCTCAACTTTTCCAATTGCCTGTAAAATAGTATCGGTAGGAAGTACAGAACTATCATCTGTTGTTACTAATCCAGTTAGAACTGCGCTCGTGACGTTATTTTCAGTTACATTGCTAACTCTTCCCTTTGCATCCGTCGTAATAACTGGAAAATTATTAACCGTACCGTAAGTGCCTGCTGTGCCTACTGCTGGCATATTTATCGTTCTAGATGCAGTTAAATCTCCACCTCCTGCAAGGCCGTCTGTGCCGGTTACCGTTACTGCAGAGTGGTCAATGTGTTTATTAGCTACAAAATTTAATAATGCGTCGTGATTAACTCCAGCTGTCAATACATTTCCAGTTAAAACTCCTGTAGAATTGTTATAGCTAAAATCTAAAGAGGTAGTATCGAGTATAGATATTGTTGTCCTAACACGGGCATCAGTGTAATAAAGATTAGTGCCTTCAGAAAGATTGCTCGTGCTAAAAGCAGATAGTGAAATTGTCGGCGTCAAAGTATTAGATAAATCGTTGTAACTCCAACTAATTCCAGTGCCATTTTGAATCAATAGAGCTGTTGCATCTTGTGCCGCTTCAGTGAAATCTGAAAGTAAAGCAGAGGTATTATTAGCCGCAATCCATTGTCCGCCGGTTGCATTCCACGTCAATATTTGCCCGTTTGCACTCGGAGCAGCGACTATCGAGAACCTGCTCCCAGTATTCGTGTACTGTATTAATTGCCCATTTGTTGGCGCTGTTCCAACGTCAAAAGCCCATCCTCCCGTTGTGGATTTCCATTTTGATGCTACTGAATCCCAATAAATAAATTGGCCCGTAGCATTTGGAGGCGGCGCATTTAATGCAAAATCGGTTATTGCAGAGCTTGGTATTGCGATAGTTGTATTTGTAGCGCCGATAATTCGACCTTGCTGATCAACATTAAAAGAGGCAACTGTCGCCGAATTACCATAAATCCCTGCGGCAACCGCTGTATCTGCTAGTGATAAAGTCCGTGTTGCGGTTAAATCTCCGCCTCCACTTAGCCCTGTTCCTGCCGTAAGGCTTACTGCGCTGTGATCGATATGCCGATTAGCAGAGTAATTGAGTAACAAATTGTGGTCCACACCGCCTGGCTTTACGTCAAAATGGATCGTGTTTGCTACGTCGTCATAAGTTGGATGAATGGTAGCAGTTTCCGTAAATGCATTTCCAACCCAGTCCTGCACTTGTTCCATGGTTATTCCAGAAGAATAAACAGTAACAACGGCCGACTCATCTATAGTGCAAATAATGCCTGCGCTATTTAAAAAGAAGCGTGATTGACCAGCGGACGGAGTTGCAGGCGTTGCGCCTTTACTTAAAACTATTGCACTCATATTATCACCAACTCCCCTTTGATTTCTAATTCAGTTTGAATATTAATTTCTTGGTAAACGACCATTTGTTGCTCAATAGGAATAACTATTCCTGAATATGCATCAGCTTTTCGATAGGAAAAGTTTTGACTCTCATCCTGCATTCTGTAAATATGCTCGATTGCTAGTGGTATGCTCAAATCTATTGCGCCATTATTTACAATGATGGCGCCTGAATTAATCAGCTCAAAAACCTTGCCGTTTTGTATTAATTTTGCCCAAACAATTTCTTCCATATTGTATTGGTCATTTGCAAGCACGCACATATTTATTAAATAAATATCTTCTGCAGTTGTGTTTTTGAGTATCTTAATGATCATAATATCCTCGATATCCAAACAACCAACGCAAGGTCTGCAAGCGAAGTTCCGCTTGGCTTTACATATTTTATGTACATCGAATCGCCCGCTGCATAGTCAAGGTTTGTGGGGAATACAAAATAGCCATATCCAGCGGTCAAATCTCCTGCAGGAGGCGTGTAGGTGTAAAATAAATTACCAACCGCCTGTCCGTTTTTAAAAATCTGAAATGAAAATGCGCCAAGGTTTGTGTTGTTATTAACCCAAGTTAATTCCTTGAGCCTGACCTTTACTGGGAATAGAATACGAGGATTCGCAAGCAATTCGGTATATGTAATAAAATTTCCATTTGAGACAGTACCGTTTGCTATTAGTGGTAAACCAGCTCTTGGGAAGCCTTCGCTGTTTTGCTTCGCTTCCTCAATTGCCGTTTGTACTTCGTCTGCAGTAAATCCATTTGTTGCGTTGTCAAAAGGAATTTCTACAGCGACAGGAGTTTTCCAGAAGTCTGTCATTATCCCAACTCCTGCACGATAACGTCATTTGCTGCAGTTCCAGCGATTAAATAACACTGAATCCCTCCGATCTGAATAAACAGAGTTTGCTTTTTAAAGATCGGAATTCCTTTAGTTGCTCCGCTCGTTGTTACTCCAGTTGGGCCGAAATAAACAATTGAAGCGCTATCGTTGTAAATGACAATTGCTTGGCGTCCTGCCAATAAATTAGCTCCGCACTTAACCTCTATTTGTGTTGCGCCAACTGTTACGACTTTGCTTTGGAAAGCGTTGTCGAGGACGTCGCTGCGGTCTGGGTCGGTTGTAAATGGCATTCGCTGATTTGCCTTTTCATTTCTTCTGATAATTTCATCAGAAATCGCGTATTATTAAATATCGAAATAGCCTTTTCAGCCGTAACGTCAGTCCATTTTGCTTCAGAAAACAATTGCATGAATTCTTGAAACTTCTGTATGTCGTCGACTGAAAAGGCCATTATCTCATCCTAATTATGCGAATTCGATAACTCGCACATCTTGAGCTGCCGCAGGAGCGATTGCATAAACAATGCAGCCTTCGGTACAATCTTCTTCCCAAACAGAGCCTGGGTTTACTTTAACGCCAGTCGCTACGGTTACGCCGGAGCTTCCAACATAGATAGGGCGAGCGCCCATGTTCTCGACTTGAATTGCTTTACGTCCAGTCAAAGCGGTTGCAGGCAAAGCAACTGCAGCTAATCCAACGACGACTGCAGCTTCAAGAAGCGATTCATAGCCGTTAACATTGATAGGATTGGCAACGTAAACGTCAAGAGCTTTTTTGCTTCCAACGTCGGTTGAGGTAATATTCTCTCCATTCGCACTGCGAATAAAAGAAATTACTTGATCAGTTTCGCCAAGATTGGCAAGGTCAACATGTAGTTGGTCTTTTCCAAACATAGGAACTCCTTTGTCAGAGCCATTGAATAATTTCTATCACATCACCGGCTTGTGCACATGATAGATACAGCGTAATGCCGGCGTCTGGAGCAATGGCTTGCATATCGTATTTGCCTTTAATCGTTACATAGTCAACGGGTGAAGGCGAAAAGGCTAATTTGATATGGCTGCCACTTCGAGTTTTTAATTCAAAGCTTTTGGCTCCAGTCAATAAAGCGTAAGGCTGCCATGTGTTCGCTGCAACTATCGTAATATTATCGACGTTAGGCTGGCTATAAGTGATAGCCGTGCCTCCGCCTCCTGCGTCTACTTTTATGATTCCGCCACCGCTCATTGGTTCCATCCTTCCGGCAGGGGCCAAACCTGCCCTTTGCTTTTGCCTATTTTTTTGTTTTTGCGTTGTCTTTCTGGGTCCTCAATTAGAGCCTTGTGGCGAGGATTAAACGGCACAAGAGGAGTTACCTCGGAACGGCAATTATAATGACAACTTGGCCTCTCCCGCTTGAATATCTCGCTACCTTTTTCGTAAACTAATCCTTGCCTAGTCTTACACCATTCTGTCGTCCGATGATCCCTAATTGCGATAAATAAATAATGAGTAACAGTTGGCTGTTTGTCATAGTAATTAATCCTGGCTGTATTGAAATAGCGCGTGGTTTCCGTGGCAACTATTGTTCTCGCCCTCGATCGAACAACGGCAACAATTTTTTTCATTTCCTGCCGAATCACTTTTTGATCCCAGACGGCCCCTTCTCGAAAGTCTTTTCCAATTTCCGTCCAAATGCTTTGCACTTTATTGAGGTAAGCCCGTTTGATTTTATCAGCCAACTTTTGAATCTTCGGAGGCGCTTTAAAATGTCGCACCAAATCCCACCAAAGCCTCAGCTCTTTGGGATTAGTTGGAATCTTGATCGGCAGTTTTGCCGCTTTTCCTGCAGCCATTCGGGCCGTGTTATTTGGCAATCGAGGGTCAACCTCGAAGCCCGCCTGCATTGCCATGTAAATAACTTCGAGCAATAAAGGCGTAAAGTTTGGCTCAGGAGGTGACTCTTTGCCTTGCATTATCGCGTCAACGGCCTGCGTTTCCAGCTCCTCAAACATTTTATCAAGCGCAGTGAAGCCATGCTTTTCGATCTTTGTTGCGGCTTTGGCTCCTGCCATCAGCCGAACAATGTCGCTTTTATCTAATTTTGAAAGAAGAGCTTTGCAGCTATCGCACATATTGAGCCTTTATTTTGCTGCGAAACGGGCAAATGTTACCTGATCAATTTCTTTTGATTCCATTTTTTCTAGCTTGTCGTAATAATTTTTGTCTTCAAATAAGTGGTCCATCGCAATGTTTTCAGCAACAGCTCGATCAGGCGTATGCTCCATTTCAACCGCGATACCTTTTTCAAGAGCCGCAGGATCAAAGTCCTCGCGGGTTTTCTCTGCAGCGTTGCCGCCTGGCAATGCTTCCTCGATATTTGTATCTTCTTTTTGCTCCGCCGCCATGCCTGCGTTACGGATTTGTTTGCTTATTTCTTCAAGGGTTGCCATCTGTTTTTATCTCCTTGTTGTCTTTGTTTACGGTAATCGGATTAAGCATTTTTCTGATCCTCTCATCGTTAAAGCTTGGGAATGCGCTTTGAATAATTGCAGCGGCGCTTTCTTTTGGAATCAAGCCGCTCGTTACATTGTTGAGTATTTCAACGAGAGAACTAACCTGGGAACCATTTAACGCCGTATCCTGCATTTCATTCATACCGCCAATACTATTTGCCCCCCCCCCCGATAATTCATGCTCGGTAGCGCCCAAATCACTACCTGTGTCACCAAATAAATCTGTTTCTGGTTTCTCGATAATTGTAGTTCGCTCGCCAAATCCAAGCGTCTCTCGCATCCTATTTAAGTCCTGCAAATCTGTTGGGTCAATTACGCCGCTAGTTATTGCGGTCTCCCAAATTCGAGAAATCTTTTCCATGTCTTCGTCACTGAAATCTTTGGGTGCAAAAGAGCCAAAGCCTGCGTCCTGCCAGTAAGTAGCGGGCCAGTTGTATTTGATCATTTCTGTTATTAGTTGCTCAATTAAAGCTTCTTTTAGCCCTTCAAGCATACCGTCCAGAATCTTGGTAAAAGTTTTGGAGTGCTCTTGTCCTAACGAATAACTGCCCGTTCCGTCGCCATTTCCAAATATCAAGCTTGGAATAAGTAGCCCTCGCAAGATACTTTTATTGCAAAAATCTAACGATGAAATAAAATCGCCGCTATTTGAATTTTGTATCAAAGCGTCAACCTCGAAGATTTGACCTTTCTTTCCAGGTAGCACAATTACGCTGTCATTATGTACGCGGCTGAAGGCATCCTGAGCCGCTTTATCTGCTCTGACGCCAACTCTGCGGCCTTTCATGTTTCCGGTTCCTGCCGCTTGTACCTTTGTATCGTCTTGTAATGTTGTATTAGGATCAGCGTAAACAATGGTTAAAGGCGTGCCTTTTCTGTCCAAAGCAACTGCGAGCATTTGAATTACAGAGTCTTTAAGAACGTAATATTTATATATACGACGCAACAAACTGCGCCCGTAAGGGTTTCCAAACTTGCCTTGTGCATCAAAAGCATAGTGAATACATTTTTGTTTAGGTATGCGAATGCTTAAATAGTTCCATGAATTATTGACCCGCATCGGAAAAGGCATGTCGCCAAACTTTGCAAAAGGATCAGGGCGAGCATCACCTTGTTGCATAAAGCCATAGCCCACGCCAACCATTCCGCCAAAATATCCGATACCAGTTCCAAGCGCCATCGGGTTCCAGTTGCGCTGATACTGCAATATTCCGTCTTCTGTTAGTTCGCCTGTTCGCCCTGTTTCAAACATTAGAGTTGTCGGAGGCAAGGCTACAATTTTCTTTGGCACAAATCCATGTCGCTCGTTGTTCTCCCAAATCTTTTCTGACACTGCAAAGCCTGCCCAACTTGCGGACAGGATTTCTTTTACAGCATTAAACCATCCGCCCTGTATGCCTTTCAACCGATCATTAACCCATTTTGCCAGCTCTTTATTTGGATGGCTATAAGTTCCCAAGCGCACCGCAAGGCAGGTTGTAAGGAAGTCAACACCGCTTCCAATTGTATCGTCGGTGTCGATCATGCGCTTATAAGTTTCAACCGAAACTGAGCTAGGGTTTTGAATAAATTTATATAAAGTACTGAACAAAGCCGGAATTGACGTGGCTCTCTGTGTCGTTAAATCATCCGGCCCGTTAACCTCAACATGTCGAGCGTAAAGCATTTGTTCCAGTTCAATATCTTGATCGGAGTATTCTTGCGCTTCGGTATTGTAGTCCGTCATTTGTGATTACCTCATTTTTTAATCAGTTTGCAGCGTACATCATGCGACTAAACAAATTGAAATTCTATAAGAGGAACGGTAACCAGTTCGGCTTTTTGTTCCCTTGCTGGCTTTATGGCTATCAAATCAGCGTTTATATTTTTGCCGATATTTCTTTGGGTTTTGCAAAGTTCCACAAGTGCGGAGTGTTGCATATTTTTGTATTTTTTATCAACTGACACAATAACTTTTTCGCAATGCCAATCTCCTCGGTATCCGTAATCTGCATTACAATAAACAGGCTGGGAGAAGAAACAAAACGAGTTAAAAGTAAATTGCCGAACGTGCGTTTGATCCTCGATTGATTCATCGGAAAAGGCGAAAGGTACCGCAACGTGACAAATTGCCCCTGGCTTTGCGATTCTGTGGAGCTCATCGAAAAGGCCGAGCGTATCGTGCAAATGCTCGATAACGTGGCTCAGAATAAATTCACTGCAGGAATCATTTTCGAATGGCAGTTTTCGCCCGCTATTTGTCAATTTGTCGAGGTCAAAAACTACGTTGTCTCCGTAGTCGATTTGATCAACGCTAGTCCAACCAGGGAATCGACTTTTACCACAACCAAGATTTAATTTCATTTTGAACTCCATTGCTGCGCCATAGCGTCAGCTATTCCTTGATATGTTGTACTTCTTATCTTCCATCTGTCTTTAGAAGGAGGACATAAATGACATTTCTGCTCTCGCCCCCCCACAATATTTGTTGGAATTAATTTAGATAATCCCTTAAGCCATAAACAAGTTGCTTTTGTTTCACCATGTCCAAATTGCCAAGGTTGAATAATTTGATCTGGCTTTCTTATCTTGGAGGATATTACGCTTATTGGGTTTTCAATGCATATTCTCTCAACTGGCAATGCCATTAATGCTATAACAAAATTCAATGCTTCAATTTGTTCTTTTTGTTTTTTATAAAAATATCTTGCACCACTTACGGCCAAATGAGTGCATGGCGGATGACAAATTAAAAGATCAAACCTTGACCAATCTTGAAGTAGGCAATCACCTTGGATATGAGGCCCTGGAGCATCTGTTGGCAATAAATCACACGATACTGCATCATGTCCTAATTTAATAAAAGCATCGCGAACGCGGCCAGAATATTCGCACAATATTCCAACTTTCATTTCGCACCTTTCAATTCAATGTAAATAGGATAATTTTGCAGAATATGTAGATTTTCTTTTGCGCCCGTCTGGGCTTCCTCTTGTGTCACACTGGAAACAAGCGGCTCATCCCACGCGACCAAAAGCGGCTGTTGTTTTTTCCAGCCGTAACTAATATCGAGCGAGTAAATAAGATCAGAAGAAATGCTTGGACTAACATACGGATTAAAGCGCGTAAATCCGGCCTTGTGTGCTCGTTGGCTCATTTGTGCGTGTTCATAGCCGTAGAGTTTTGCTCGCGTGTCGTAGCCGCCCAAAGCATTTAAACAGGCCCGATTGAAGTGTAAGCATACTCCCAGGCATTGATTCCAAATTGTCAGCTCTGTTTCTCCGTTGCCAACAATTCCAATCGCCTTGATAAAATCAACAGGAGTAGCCCAAAGGCTGTGACCGATGCCGTGGCATCTTGTTGCTGCTATCCAAATTTGATCCCAATTTTCTTTCTGAGGCCACGCATCATCGTCAAATAAAAACACGTCCTCACATTCCTGCAGGGCCAGCAAGCATTCATTTTTTGACCCAGAAATACCAAGGCGGTCTTTGTTGTATTTGTAAATTACTTTGCAATGGTTGCCGTGGTCGTTGCTGAAATTTTCGACAATTGCTTGGTTGTTTTCCCATTGCTTGCTTGCGTCATCAACAATTACAAAGAGCGCGTCCTTTGGCAGAAATGCAGCAAAATGCAGCAAACATGCATGTAAAATATTCGGTCTGTTTCGCGTTGTAATTCCGATTCCAATCATCTTTATTCTCCCATTTTACTTGCTAGGCTTCCTACATTTTTGCCCATCTTAACCTTGCCTCCCATAGGTGGATTGAGCTTCATTTGGCTATAACCGAGACCATCTGAGGCATGAGTTAGTGTCTCGTCGCCGTTGCCGCTCACTTTGCCATTTTTCCAAACAACTTTTCTAAAGTCTTCATGCAAATAAGGACATTTATTCGGGTCATATTTAAGAGTCCGTTTTCCATTTCCGTCTTCCAAGAGCCTACAGGTATTTTCGACCCGATCTTTTACCATTGGGTTTGCCTGGTCAACGTCGATGCTAAAACTCACTCCATACTCTGAAAGCACCTCTGCTATTTGGTCGTAATCTGTTTTGCCTGCATTGCTTGTCGTGCCTCTGTTACCGCTTGCATCGCCAAATATTCGCAGGTGATAATCTCCAAATTGGATTGCCAAACGCCTTGCCAGCTCTGCACTGGAAACTTCTTTACCGCTGATTTCTGCAAATACATGCACGTCGCCGTCGTCATCAATTTGCCCGACTTCCCACACGCATGGCGCAGGTGCGAAGTTGAAATCCATGCCAACAAATAATTCATAGTCGCTTGGCTCGTAGTCAAATTCTTCGTTTGCAGGGCTGGCAGTGTAGTAACTGCGGCCCTCAAGCACTATTACAAACTCGGCGTCAAGCTCTTGAGCTGCCATCACTGGAGAATAAGACGAACGCAAAGTGAGGTAAAAGTTTTGAGTAATAATTCCATATTTGGCGCTGTCTTCTGTTTTTGCTTTAATGTATCCAAAGCGTGCATCTTTATTCCATACAAATCGTTTCCAAACCCAATCCTCTCCAGCAGGAGTAGTTGTTACCAATCCTCGTATTGTTTTACTCTCACGCAAACGAGACATAATTACATCATGAGTATTAAGCGGAGTATCCCTTGATTCATCGAGCCAATACCATGAAAATTCGATACCACGCAAAGGATTTGCATCGCCCAAAACACGAGTAAAAATGTAAGCCGTTTTATTCCCGACTCGAATGCTTAAAATGTTGTTGTATGACTTGAACTTCTTTTCTTTTGTCCAGAAAGGAATCCTGTCGATTACATACTCAAATCCGTATTCATCAAGCCAATACATAAGCTCCCGTAAGGTAGCTTGGCTTAATTGATCGTAAGTGTTGGCCCCGATAAATCCAGTTTGATCAGGGAAATTGACTACCTGAGAAATAACAAAATGCGACCCAGTAAAAGTTTTGCCCGTGGCAACACCACCAATCATAGCAAAATGTTCGCATTTGCTATTCAGCGACTCCCATTGCCACGGCAGGAACTCAACTAATTTATTATTTTCTTCTTTTTTTAACTGCGCTTTTCGGCTTCCGTTGGCGCGTCGTTTTGTCTTCTCTCGCATCTGCTATTTCCTGTTCGCTGATTTCTTTTTTGAGAGCAAAAGTCAATGTAGGTGCGTCTTTGGAATTAAGATTAATATCCTTCGCCGCCTCTTTCCATTTCTCTCTTGTCTTCATCCAAAAAATCATTAAAGCAGGATCGCCCTTGTGGGTCGGTTTTCCTTTTTCATCTACTGGAAAAGCCTGATTGTAAAAGCAAGCGTAAGCACGCTTTTGTCGCTTCAATCTGCCAACCTGGAATGCTGTTTCAATCTCAGGATATTCTTTTCGCCAGTCCTCAATGCGATCATGAGAGACGCCAAGATCTGCAGCAACAGCATGAACTCCGAGACCAACGCTCGTTAATAGTTCGATTGTGTGGCAAGTTCTCATTGTTGGGACATATGTTTTTGTGTAATAGCTTTTCGCCCTGCGCTTTAATTTATCGTCCAAATTAGTCTTATCGAGAGGCTTTTTAATCATTGCGCCCCTCTATTTGACCGTATGTTTTAATCCATTTTGTGCTGCCAATTTCCACGCCTTCGTATTCACTAATTAACTTCCGTGTGCATTCTCGCAGGAATGAGCTTGCTGTTGCTCCGTTGGTTTGACAGATACTATCTAACGTCAGCTTGAGCGCTTGATCGATTTGGAAGCTCTGAACTACCACAGGGCGTAGTCTTTTTGGCTTTGTTTCGCTTTGATAATCGGCGGTGCTTTCAAGCATCATTCCCTCGAAGCAGGCGTCCTGCATGACTTCATGCAAATTAACTAATTTTTTTACGGACATAATTCCTCCAGAATTGCGTGACGTTTTTTATTAACTATCGATAAAAGCAGATTATTGTTTATATATTGCCATGATTTTTCTGCGTTAACAATTAGCTGATCTTTTGACGCGTCAAACATTGAGGCGAGCGCAGGGAGAAAATCCGAATCTGATTTGTAGTTTGTAACGCCTGGCTTCTGCCATTCTGTCCAATTTGGTGCCAATGTTGCGGCCCCTGCAAAGCTTGCCTCTTGCCAGCAAATATTTGATTTGCCCCTATTAAATTCACAGTCATCGAGCGGGACGATCATAATTGTTGGTTGAGTTTTGCCCAGGAATTCCCAGTATTCGATCGGGTCGATTGGCTCAGCGCAAATTGTTTGCTTGTGAGGCATGAAGTCTGCAAACCAAGGCGTCTCACCAAGAAAGAGCCAAGTTGAATTTGGATTTGCCTGGGCGAGTTGAATACAAGACTCTCCTGCAACGTTCAAATCTTTCCGGTGAGTCTTACTTCCCCTCCACATTATTAGCGGCCCTTGGCGGTCGCTAGCTCTCGCTAGCCGATCTCCTACAAGCCTCGCATCAAAAGCATTCGGGACAACCACAATATTTTTGTTGAGCGGTAAAAGCTTTACTCGGATCGCCTCTGTGCTAACGGTAATCACATCTGCCAAGGCGGCCATCGTAGCTACGTTCTTTTGGATTTCGGGCTTGTTGTAAATTGCTGCACAAGGATTCCACGCTGGCACGCAAAACAGATCGTCGTCGAAATCAAGCCAGAGCGGCAAGCGATTCCGTTTTGTCAGCTCTGCAATCATTAAATGGTTATTTGAAAAGGGTCGCTGCAGGAAGACCGCGTCACAAAGCTTAAGCGTGGCCCAGTCGATCGAATTAATAAAGGTAAGGGCCAAGTCGCTGCGCTCGCGGCGAAGCTCCGCCAACGGCCCAACGGCCCTGTAAAAGCTTGTTGCATCAGTTTGGGAAGGGCAAATCACTGCCAAGTTTTTCATACAAATTTTCTCCAATAAAATTAATCGTGCGGCGGGATATTATCCTGTTTGACAAAAAAAGTCTTTACTTCGCCAATACATCAAAATAAAATGTGAATCCCAGAATAATTTTGGGTAACTTTGGAAAGGGCTGTTATGATATTTCTGCACATAAAAACATCGGAATTGGCGCGAAAAGTGATCGATATTATGATTTTGGGACATCACATTATTAGTGTTGGAAAGCTGCGAGACGATGGAACTCATTTGGTTACTGTTTTGCGAGCTGCGCTCAAGGATTAAAGTTTTTCCGCCAGCCTGCCGATGTATTAAGTAAGGCCAAAACAACAAAGGAGGGCTGACATGGAACGATATATCAGAGTGATGAGAACTACCGGTAAATTAGTCGATGTCCTTGCAGAAATTACCGAATACCTCACGACAAACGGCACTCAAATATCGATAGCGACTATCGGTAAACGTCAGTACAAAGTCATCGACAGAGACGCGAATGGGCCAATTTTTGGGTCAAAAAAATATTTTGATGCTCAACTCCGCAAAACAGGAATTAATAATTTTATGTCTGGAGGTAAAGAATATTATCTACAGCTTGACCCAAATTCTAGCTTTGGAAAAAAATGCTTAAATATTTATTTAGTATTTGAAATTGGTGACTATATTAATATATTTCGCGGTAACGCTGTCGGAAAAACAAAAAACGCGGCGTTTAAACGATGGGTAATCTAATGGAAACCAAATTATCTCAACTGCTTGATTTAATGGCTGCCGAGGATTGGCAACGGGCGCTTGCTATGGCTGCAAAATTCCCTCGCCTGTGCCAATACCGTAAAGCAATTACGGAGGCGCACGAAGCGTTTACTTATCCTGATTTTTATCGGCAGATACACAAAGACCCAGAGGTTTTAATTACGGCTGGTATTATTGCGCTGCAGGAATACTACGCCGCGCCTATGGTGAAATATCAACAAGCAAAGGAGGCAACTATGGCAGCAACGGAATTACAACTCAGGCTTTTACAGGCAAAGCTCGTAGCTTTTCGAGCTGCAGTTCAAGCAAAAAGGAGCACTCAAAATGTATCTCGTAGCCGTTAAGATCGACGACAAAACAGAGATATTCGAATTCAGGCTTAAATCAGACATGAATAAATTTCTTAAAAACCTCGACAATCGCCCCGATGTCGAATGGGCTATCACTGAAAAATCCAAATAAATATTTTATTTTTTCTTTAAATCTTCGCTTAAAATTAATGGGACTGTATTAATCCATTTGACGGAATGATGAAGCCTCGAATGCTTACTTCGCATCATTTTAATTGTTACCGAACTTGGGTGATACATAATTGAGTAAAAGCTTTTCACGTACGTGCCTGAATCAAGATACAAGTCAGTCATACCACCGGAATTAGATTGGGTTTGTAGTTGCCCTAATGTAGCTTGATTTGTTGTAAATAATAATAACCCCGTGCTAGCTAGCCTTGTGTAAGTATTTACATCCTCATTTATCCTGCCGACGAATTGAAATGGTCTTTCAGTAGAACAAATAAACGAGTTCATACATTTACGTTTAAGTTTTATTTTTTGAGCCCCTGGTATACCTTCGCCTCCAATAAAATCACCCCCTTGAGCAAGAGCAACAGCGGCAATATTTGTATTAATATAGAATTTTAATAAAGCACCAAAAATAGCATCTATATTTTTAATACCCCTCGGAGCATAAATAAATTCACGATTAAACCTATGCTGAAAACTCGTATAGTCATCGTCTAATTGGATAAAATATTTAATTCCTAATTTCTTTGCTATTTCGAAACTGACATTTCTTGCATAGATAATTGCCCTACGATCACCGAAATTATCTCCCTCATCAAAGGTCTCTGATATTGCTTTTTTATCGAAAACAATAACTTCGCCACCATATTTTTCTTTGTATTGGGAAGCGGTTTTATCTTCATTATCAATAATAACATAAATTTTACCAGTATATCCTGATCGTCTCAACGTCTTGTATGTAATTACGTTATCAGGTCTTCCGTGAGTAAGAATAAAGGCTGCGAAGTTATCAAGATTTGTCAGAGTCATTTGTATATGCCTCCGCTATCTCTTGAGATAAAACTACAAATCCGTTCTCTATTGCCTTGTTAAAATCTATGATAACCATTGCCGAGTTTTCTATTAAATTCTGAGCTTCTTTTTCTGAGTGGGAATAATATTCCGCTATGTTCTCATAATTAAAAACAACGTGCCGATATGCCGCAAAACGAAGAAAATTCTTTTCGGCTTCTGGAAGTTTGGAGAGATTTATTTCTGCGAGCAGTTTATCTGTTTTTGTTGTATCAAACAGCTCTTTAATCGCAGGTTTTTTCTCTTGCTTCGGCTCGTAAACAGGAGATTTTATTTTCTTTGTGTAGTTATCGAGGTCGGGTTTTACAGGTTCATTGCCTTCCGTATTATCTCCGCTAAAATCCCAACTGTCATATCCAGTCAACTCGACATCAATTCCTTCTAATTGCAGATCAGCCATTTCGAGCTTCAGGTTTTCCATATCAGTTTCCGCTAGCTCGCCGGATTTGTTATCTGCAATTCTATCTGTCTTGTTCTGTATTTCGCTTGTATCAGCGCGGATAATGCAAGGAACTTCCTTCATCTTTAATTTCTTACATGCCAGAAGTCTACAATGGCCTTTGATTATCACATTATTTGCGTCCACAACTATCGGTACATCAAACTTGCCGGCTTGAATAATTTTTACCAATTTATCGACTTGGTTTTGCGAATGCTTTTTATTATTGCGTTCATACGGTTTCACATCACCAATTTTCAAATACACTATTTTCAATTTCTCAACTTCGCTCATTACTTCCTCCATTTAATATCTGTTCGATCGGGAATAATCATTCCCTCTGCCTTCATATCGCGCACAAATGACGATATTGTTCGGTAGCTCATGCCAACCATTATCGACGCTCTGTGCCTGTTGTACTCGCATTTCTTCAGCGCCTCGATGATAATATCTCGTTTGATAACATTCAGGCCACTGATTCTGTGGCAATGCGCCACGGCCTTTGTTTCGTTGTATCCAACGCAATGCGCCACGGCCTTTGTTTCGTTGTATCCAACGCATTGCTCAACTTTAATGCCTAATCTCTCTATCTTTGCAATGAGAGTTGTACGCTTTAACTCAAGATAATCTGCACTCTTAGTGACGTTCCCATTGTATGCCTGCAAAATGCTCACAATCATATTTCGTTCAACGTCAGCTATAAAAGCCTCGTAATTCACGGAAACCTCAACGCACTAACGAAGCGACCGCACCCGACCCCAGAAAGAGAGCGAGGATGTAAGCCGACTTTTTGATTATCAAGCACTTCTGCAACATCGGAATTGATGTATTTATTAAAGACGTAAACGTGAGTCAAATCTGTCTCTGTTCCACTGAAGCAAATATCCCCAGGCAACAATTTCGCAACGTCTGTTATTTTTTTATAGCCGTTAGTTTTGAGCCAGGCGTAAAACTTGTCGGCGTTGATCGCTGCTAGCGTCTCTGTTTTTGGGTCTGGATTTGGGAAGCCTGCCAAGCATAGGGCCGATCTACAATGAGCTGCACAACCGTTCTTTTCGGCTGTTGGCGAGTGCTGAGGAGTGAACCAAGATTCGACAAGCGCCCTCACTGCCATGTAGTTATTTTTGTAATAATCAACAAATCTTTCTGCATCAGTTTTTGCAGGAGGAATTGGAAACGGAGGAGGCGTTGTGCTTGGTTTTTTTGGCAGGCTTTCAATCGAGAATTTGGCTTTTCCGTTTCCTGCGGCGAGCGCATTGTAATAACTTGTCTCGAAGTTTGCGCCACCGTCGAGCCAACAGACGACCTTATTATTTGCGTCAACTCCCCTCACGTCAGAAGCGTCATTTTGGTTGATTATCCAGCGAACAATCTTGCCGTTCTCTGTAGGAATAGGCTTTGGAGCTGGGTCTGCATGATAATCAATTTCCCAAGCAGTTGGACATTGTGCTGCGTATACCGAGCTTCCTTCGTATTTATCGAGAAACTTTTGTAGTTCTTTTGGGTCTGCATTTTGCTCGGCTGTGAATATTGGATAAATAGGTTTTTCATTTAATCCCATATTTATGTGCTGTTGAAAGGCTTTGACAACTTCACTTTCGTTTACGTCAAATGTCCACAGTTTGTAATACATTTGCGGCTGTTGATAATCGCAATATTTTTGAAGAATTTCGTATGGCACACTTGCATGGCTCGCAGGGTTTCCGAAGGACGTGTAGCCCAACTGCCCCTCTGGAACTACGGTGCGAATTCCCTTCATTAATTCTTCGACTTGAGTATGTGTTGATCTGTCCTCAACTTCTGCTTCGATATCGACAACAAAGCCAATGCAACCGCATTCAATTGATTTTTTAACAGCGTCAACAATGCCTGCAACATCCGTTGTTTTTCTCTTATCAAAAACGTAACCCCAAGCGACAACTTCGATCCCGAATAAATTGAACTTTTCAATATTCTTTTTTGTACATTGATCTTTCCAGAATATCCCTGCACTAGCATCGTCAAGTGTCTTTAAATAAACCCGTTTGCAGTTCGCTTTTTTCAATGCAGCCAAGTAATCAAAATTAAGTTTATCAAGATGCCAAAAATAGATACCATGCGGAATACTCATGCTTTAACTCCTTTTATTGACGCTGTTTCTTTCGTTTTCCCTATTTACTACTTTACTTCTTCAGTCTCTGTGCATTTATCTATATCTGATTTATGCTCTTTTAATGCTAGCCCGACGGTATCTACAATTAACGCCATCAGTTCTTCGTCCTTATTTTCCAATATCAAGTTGGTTATCAAATTGGAAACTGCAGCGATTACCAAAGCTCTTAAATGCAGCTCTTTGTCGCCGTTGTAGCTTTTGAATTCTTCGCGCATTACAGCGCTGAATTTGTCGCTTAGCTCGATTGCTTTTCGCAAGGTTTTTTTTCTGTTTATTTCTGTCATTTTTTCTTCGCCTTTGTCTCTTTAATTTTCTTCTCTGCTACGTTTGCCGCGTCCTCGAAGCTTTCGATCTTTTCCTCAATCTGCAGTTCCTCGCCGTTCGCCCATGCGCCAATTTGTTTAATCCAAGGGGCAAGGTCCATCTGATAATCTTCAATGCGGCTATCACACTCACCGATAGTCTTTGTGTCCATGGTGCCGCTCCGAATGCTTTTTACGAGGCTTTCTTCCTGTTGTTCGAGATTGCGGTCGATTCCTTTTAGCATTTTGCTAATTTCAGAAAGCCATAGCTTGAACTTCCTGCGCTTGGCCCCAGCTTTCCAAATTTCAGTTGCTACGTTCGCCAAAAATTCTTGTGATAATTCTGTCATTCTTTTTTCTCCGCGTGTTGTTTGTCGTGACATTTCTCGCATAGTACCTGCAAATCTGCCAAATTCAAAACTGTTTTGTAAATTGATTCCGCAATTGCTGCCCAGTTTCCGATGCCTGAGCGATGATGAACTTCGATTTTAACTTCTCGGCCCTTTGCTTTTGATTGCTTTGCTCCGCAGATTTCACAACAATATCTCTGTTGTTTAATCTTCCATCCGCGTTCACGGCTGCGCATAAACAAACGGCGTACTGCATCAACGACCTTCGACCTGGGAGTTTTCATGGGATTCTTTTTTGCCATTTATTCCTCGATTTCTATCTCACTTGGAAGCCATGGCTCGATGCTTTCAATATCTGAAAAAATCGCTTTTCGGGCTTCAATTTTTGTCGCAAAATTCAATGTAGTAAGATCATAACAGCCGTCCGATTTATAGATCCACTGCCATTTTTTCACTTTAGTTTTTGGCTTTTCGAGCGCCCATTTAAATCTCCATACCGCAGAAATCCAATATTCATCTGCATCTCCTTTATCAAATTCAAACCATTTCAAACAATCTGTTTTGCTACACCAAACGCTTTTCCCTTCTTTCATTGCTGCGATAATGCTTGGATTAAAAGAATAATCCGGTTCTTTTGCTTCTATTTGACTCATTTCCATTTGTTTCTCCTCGAACTTGTTTGAATTAATACCTTTACATACACAACAAGGGTACCAATCCCAAAGCTTATTTTTATGAGCGCAAAAATCACACTCGGATAATGCACGTTCTTTTTTTGCAATTATTTGATTGTGATTTCTTACCTTGTCCAAATCAAATTTATGTACCCAACCTGGCCCAGTCCCATTGAAGCAATTCTCCTTTTTGCAAAGCGCATATGATCTTTCTGAGTGAGCACAATTTCCGCACGATCTATTTGCCATTTATTCCCTCCTCAAATCAGCGTTAAAACAATTGCCTTGATCGCAGCGTAAGCAATCAACACAGCCCCAGTTGTAATAACTCCCAAAATAAACCATTCGATTTTCGTTCTAATTATCATCTCATTTCTCCAGGGTTAATATTTTCTGCACAGTTTTCCATCGCCATTTCGTCTTCTTTCATCTTCAAATCAGCGTTTGCAAAATAACATACGGTCATCTGATTTAAGCATTGCGTAAAATCAGCCTGATTATTTGGCATACATATTTGATAAAAACTTAAAAATATCTGAATTGGTAACATGTTTTATTTCTCCTTTGTTCATTCGTCGGTGTCGCGCTCACAATTCAATTTTGTCACATAAATTTTCTATCAGCCCAACAAGCCCAACGTGCAATCCTGGATTAACTTCTTCTTTTAAATCAGACCATTTTAATTTAATCCCATACCCTTCTTTGTAAGCAATAAAAAATCCCTCATCGTCTCCCGAATATATTTTCAAACCATTTTTAATAAAAGTTTCTACACTTTTGAATCTCCATTCAAAAGTCTTTATTCTAAACTCGTGTTTAGTTAATTTCTCTGCTAACGAACTGTACGAATTATTCAGGCCCTTATGTTCAATCCATATATGTTCAGTTATTGCCTTATTTTCTCCATCAATAACCCCAACTTTATATTCAATTTTTTTCCCGTTTTTAATTGCTTCGATAATTTCCTGTTCTGTCATTTTCATTTCTCCTTGCCTAGTATTGTTGTTATATAAATATGATGCCAATAACATTTTCTCTCGTTAATTTTAGATTCTATTTTTTTAATACTAGCTATCAAATAACCCCTTGCTTTTAATTTCGCCGCCTCTTTTTCTGCGTGTCTTTGCGCTGCATTTTCGTCTGGCATAAAAACTTCTGATCTACAAAATATACAATTAAGATCGTGCTTTGATTCCCTGCTAACTTCATCAATTAATCCAAACTCACCATCCTTGGTCAGCTCTTGCATTTTATTTATTTCTCCAATCTTTTTTAATATTTAAAATATTAATCCACTCACATAATCCTGTGAGTCTTGAAAAAACTCTTGGCGAAAATGCCTTTGCCGCCTCGTCTTGAGAAAGATTTGTTGAAATATACGTTTGCATATTAAACTCTAATCTATAGTCTAAAATCCTAATAAACTTATCCTCAATATGCTCTGTAATTGAACTTGCTCCAATATCATCAATAAAAAGCGCATCGGAAGATTGTAGGGTTTTTAACATTTCGCCAGCGTGCTCAAAATTTACAGATCTCATTTCGTCGGCCCATGTCGAAAAACGAATGAATTTGATTTCCTTGCCGTGATCTAAAACCATTTGAACTGCGGTCGCTACAAGCAAATGCGTTTTTCCGACCCCAGGAGCTCCAGAAAGCACAAGCCCCTTGGCTTCGTATCCCAAGCCCTTCAAAAGCTCCGTCACGCCCTTATTTTCATCGTTTTCAACCCATTGCTCCCACGTCCGCCTCCTCCAATCGATTGAGGCACCAGCAAACCCAGAAAAAAGTAAATTTTGTCGATGCGCCTGTTTTTCTGCTTCATATTTGTTTTTTTCTTTTATTTCTTCTTGAGCGCGTTCAATTATTAAGCACTCTTCATGACCTTCGTTTATTGGAAAGTCGATTCCATAAAGACGTTTTGTTTGTTGTATTTTCTTGCATATTTTACATATTTTTTGCATTAAAAGTTCCTTGTTGTGAATTTTGTTGCAGGGTTTGCTTCGTGGTTAAATTTACGTTGTTTGGGGTCAAAGCCTTCGCTTTGTGTATATCCCTCAAAAAATGTCGTTCCTTTATCGCTCAAAAACCATTCAAATTTCGCCTTCCATTTATTTGATCCCATTCCATTGTGCCACTCAGAACTTGCTATGTTTTTTACCGCTGCAATCCATTGTTCTTCTGTTTTGAATGTTTTCATTTTGTTGCCAATTAGATCAACGCGCTCTTGATTTATTTCTTCTGCTCCTGGTTGTTTTGCAGATTTATTCTCATTCCAGATTTGCATTGCTCGCTCAATCGTGAATGGCAAATCAGGAGGAATTACTACGTCGGGCTTTTCCTTCCTCTTTTTTCCTTTTGATTTTTTAAGAGCCTCTGGCTCCAAATGCGTGATCGGCTCGCCGCCAGGTGAGCCAGCGTCGGCAGACGCGGGAATTTTCCAATCACACTTTCTTGTATTTGTATTTTCTTCCGAAAAAGAGAAAGAGTTGGAGGAAGAGGAAGAGGAAGAGGAAGAGGGTAGGTTTGCTTGACTTTGCTTGACTTTGCTTGACTTTGCTTGACTTTGCTTGGATTCGCTTGCAAGCAATTGTTTTTCTTTAGCTTTTCGCGCTCTTTCCGTGCCTCCTTTTCCTCCATTTTTCTTTTTTACGGTCAACCAGTGGAACTGTTCTTCTGATCCGCTCATGTAAACCGACTGTCCATTTTCCACCAAAACCGCCAAACCGACTTCAAAAAGCTCTTTTGGGAATTGTCCTTGCCCCCATTTTTCGATTGGAATAAATTCTGGATTTTCGCCCCTAACCCAGTATTTTTGTGCAAGTTTCCATGCTCTGATGCAAGCGCCCAAAATGAGGTCATGGCAAGCGAAATCAAGCAAACCCAAGCAAACGCAACCAGACTCAAGCAACGTGTAGCGAGAAGTTGCCAACATGTTCGCTTTTACTAATCTGGAATCGATCCACAAATCGTCTTCAAGATTGATCCGCGCCATTTTTCCCCTCTTGTTTTCAAATTGCTGTCCCATGGCATACTCAAACGCATCTTCAGGAAGATTGAATTTAAAAAAATATTGCCGAGAAATTTTTAATGCTTGGTCTTGGGTAAAAAGCATATATGATTCATCATGTAATTTTAATAGCGGAACGCCATTACAGCAATAAAATAAACATCCAATTCTATACGCGCAGACTTTACTGTCTTCATCCATCATGGAAAAATACAAATACCCTTGATACATATTTTGTCTAGGAATACCTGATAATAATAGACAATACTGATTTTTATATTCACATCCACTCTCTTGCATGCTATTATATAGGCACTTTATCTTATCAAACGATTCGTCATCTAATGCTGCTTTAACCTCAACAAAGCCAAAACCAGCAATATAAAAATCGGGCAAATAACATTTACCATTATTTAATACATATCCCTGTGGTTCATACTGCCATTTAACATCAAACGCATCAAAGAAAGCCGCCCACCTCGCCTCCGTCCTTGATCTAAATGTGTAGCTCCCATACTTGGTTTTAATTGCTTTCACGACTTTGCCCCTTTCGAATGCTTTTTAACTAAAGCATCAATCTTCTCCTGTGCTAAATAAGACGGCCTTGTTTTTCCCGCTTTCCATTTCGCGATACAATGAATACTGAGACCCAATACTGTTGCGAGTCTTTGATCAGACTTAGCTCCGATTAAAGCTTTTAACTCTGCTACTTTTTCTCTCATGTGCTACTCCGTGCGATGAGATATGTTTTTATGGATTGACGTAGATGTAAATAGCCTAGTAATTACTTTTTGTAAAGAAGGCCGGCCAACTTATTTTTTGAAGTCAACCGATACTATTGGGTTTTTGGGAGTTTGAGTTTAGCCGTTAACATTTCGGGATTTTTGATTAGCAAAGAGATTAGGCGTGCATGGATTCGGGTCAAGATAATTAGCCAGCGAAAGTGCCCTTCCTTAAATGATTGAGGAACAAAGCTATTGCAATAAACCAGAATAGGCTTGATCCGTTGTATACAAATTCGCGGAAACCAGAAGGCGTAGTTGAAGCCATCCAAACCGCATTACCTACAAACCACGCTATGAAAAACGGGAATGCTATGGCTAATTTGAGATTGTCTTTGTCGTCTTTGTGAATTTTCAAAAGCACTCCAAAGGATTGTCCGCGCAGGTGCAACAATCAAGGCATCTTCCGCAATACTGGCACTGCACTAAACGAGACAAATCACGCTTGCACTTTTCGCAAAAACCAAAGTCTATTTCGCTCAATTCTTGTTCGCTCATTCCTCCTCCTCCACTTTTCGTACATTCTCATCCCACGGTCCAGCAAATGATTCTTTTTCTTCTTCTACATCGGTAACTAAAAAGCAGTAAGTTTTTTCGATTGAATCAGCAAACGCAACTGTTGTTTCAGAGTACGGAATCATTTTAGCTATTTTGCTTCTAGCTTCATCAAGACAACATCGCTCCAATGTGTTTTTATCGTACCCAAAAACATTAGGATAATTTTGTGTTACAAATATTGGTGCTACTTTGAAAACTCCCATAACATTATGGAGAGTTTTACCGTAATTTTCAGCAATTTTTTGATATTGCTTTTGGCTTTTTAAACATTCTTCTAAAGCTAATTTCAATCGCCGATTTTCGTAACATAATTCTTTCCAATCTTCGGCGCTCATTTCACCACCTCAATCTTCAGTTCCTCTTTCGTCACCCGCTCCGCAAATACTTGAAACCCGCGAGGCGCTGGCACTGCGTCAAGCAAATCTGTGTGCTCAAGGAAACAGCTTTTGAATTTACTCTCGGTTAACTGCGCTATCAAAGAACTGAGGGCCAAACAAAATTTGATCTTTTCTCCACTACTCATGCTCTCAATTTGGCAGCCATCTTCTTTTCTGACCACGATAAAAGCATCTCGTTCTTCGCCATTTGCAAGCGTCTCCGTGAATTTAAAATCAAAGCCAGGGAGAACTATCGTTGTCAGCTTTTGCTTCAAGGCGATGGCCCAAACGCCCGTTTTTGGGTGTAAAGCTTTTTCGACTGCCAGCGCTGTTGATAACTCTTTATTTAATGCATCAAACTCTTTTTTGGTATGAATTAACCGCTGAGTATGCGCTGCGGTTTGGGTTTGCAGCGCTGTTAATTGAATAAATGTTTGCTTTGCGGCTGCGAGCAATCCCGATAATTCGCCAATTCTCTCTTTGTTTTTCCTCATTACATCGGCATCGGGAGTGTCCACTTTTTCTGGAGGAGTGCTTGCTTCTGGAACGTCCAACAATTGTACAGGTTCCAACAATCGATTTGCGCTTTCGGTACGGGCCAATTTATCAACAGATTCCTTGTATTGCTCTGCTATTTCGCTAATCAATTGGATTTGTGCGTCACGATCTTTGTTTAATCGCTCTAATGCGTCAACTTCTTTTGTTGTATCCACTTTTGCGTGAGGCCATTTTTGCCCGCAAAAGTGACATATAAGAGGTATTATCTCCGCATTGGCTAGCTGTTTCTTGGATGCAGCTATTGAGGTCTCAAGTAGTTCAAAATGTCGGTTAGATTTTCTGTGCAATTCCTGCACAGCTTCGACTTCTTTTTTCCATGTGCTAGTATCTTGTAGTTTTAAAGCCCGCTCTTTGCGGACAGAATTTTCTTTAATTGCTTCCATGCGCTGAATATTAATACGTTTCCAGCTCTCGAATTGCCCCTCAAAATGTGCCGCTTTGATTGATTGTGCGATATCTGAATCATGTTGTTTCGATAAAGTATTAAACTCAAGCTGCATTGAAGCCATATTCTTTTGAAGATCGCCAGTATCTGCAACGGATGTTAAGGTGTTCCGCTGCATTTCTTCAAGTTGCCCCTGCAGTTTTGCAACGTCTCGCTCAAGCGCGAGGCGTTTGGAAGCCCATCCGCTTTGCAAAACTTTCGGAGACATCGCCCAGTCTACAATTGCAGGGTCAATATTTTCTGTTATTGAGCGGAAAATAGCAGGTATGTATTGCGCGGGAGTTATCGCCATGAAAAGGTCTCTGCGTTTTTGCGTCGGCAATTGGAAAAAAGACTCAGGCCAAAACATACAGCCTACAGCGAAAAGCGGCATTCCAAAGCGTTGCTCAAGCACAGCATCAGTTACCGGAAGTTTGTCGATTGTGACAGAGCGTGAAGCTTTGCTGCGCTTGCAAGCAATAGTTCCAAAACTTGTTTCGAGGTCAACTTGCATCGTGAGCGCTGGGTCAGCAATGTAATCAGCTCCGGCTGCAGTTAACTGCGGAGACAGGCCGGTGAGCGCAAAAAGCATTGCTCGTCCGAGAGAAGTCTTGCCTCCGCCGTTGCGGCCCGTGAGCCGGTTAATTGTGCCGAAATCGAAGCTATTGTCAGCTACTCCGATGAAATTGCGCGTGGTTAGTTTGATGATCATTTTTTCAATCCTCTTTTATCGTCTATTCCCATAAGATACATCATATAATATATCCAAACTATTAAAATGAATCCTTTTTTATACCCCGATTTATTAACATCGTCGACATGTTTCCCGATAAAATAGCAGCCAAATAAATAATATAATATTAATGAAATGCATAATGCGTATAAAATTAAATATTCCATTTTTATTTCTCCTCATTTAAAAAAAGCAGGACTTATTCCCTGCTCTTTTTTGCTGCAAAGAATACGGCGAGAATCAAGAGTTTTTATTTAACTCCTACCCCCACTCCAACTCCTACTCCCACTCCCACTCCTACCCCCACTCCAACTCCTACTCCCACTCCCACTCCTACTCCCACTCCTACTCCCACTCCTACTCCCACTCCTACCCCCACTCCAACTCCTACTCCCACTCCTACTCCTACTCCCACTCCTACTCCAACTTTGCATATATCCTTCTCTCATGAGAGTTTGATTGATCATTTTTGAGACCTCGGCAAATCATGTTTCCATTCGCACGAATCAATAATAGCGCCGACGCCAACGATCATTCTGTCGTCAAAATAAGGTTCGACTTCACTAATTTTTCCAGTCTTAATACAATCGGAAAATCGTCCGTCGTCTGCAATCCATGCCGCTTTTTCTAAAATAATGAATCCATCTGCCACCATTACAAATTTTCCCGTGTAATGATGCGTCACGGTTCTGATAAACATATTTTTATTTTTAAATAATACATCAATAATATGATTTCTGTCGGGATTTATTGTATTCGCTCCAGCATCAAAAGCCGCTTCTAGTGCCGCCTTCAAACTCATTTTGCCATTAACTACGCCATTAATTAATCCTGTGGTATCCATAAAATTCTCCTAATTAAAAAATTAAATATCAAGGTTTTCTGGCTCTGATTCATCTAACAAATCCTGTTCTATCTCCCCATTTTTTGCATCTTTCGCTTTGATTTCCTGCTTTGGCTCCTCTTTGGTGTCAGCTTTTTTTTCTCTCTTATGTCGTGTGCCTAGCGCTTTTGTTGCTTGCGTTGCGGCTTCCTCTTCGCTTTTGACTTCCGCTTTAGCCAACAACTCGGTTACTGCCTTCGCATTGCTACCGCCACTAACTCTTTGTTGTGCACCATCGCCTAGGTCTTCCCATTCTTCGACCGTTGTCATTCCGAGAATTGCGTCAGGTGCGTACAGTCTAATTAGTTGCGTTGCGGTTCGATAGCTCAACATCTGCCCAGGCTGGCTTTTCCAAACCGGCTTGCCTGTCCAGCCTGCAGCGTGAGCCTCTTTGAGAGACATTGTCTTGCTTACAAACTGTCCGTTGCTTTTAAGTTTTGCGTTTGCTGTAACAACTAAATCGTCTCCGCTTCCAGTTTCCGTAAACACAATATTGTCGGCAAATACTCCGCTTCTGTTGGCTAGCGATATGCATAACTTTGCCGAGAGTCCAGGATTGCCATTTACTAGGTATATATTCTGAATCGCTAAAAGAGGATCAATGTTAAGGCGCATGGCCATATGTATAGCAATAAAGCAGTTGTTTGGATTGCCTTTAAAATCCTTTGGAACAAGATCAGATTTTGCAAATACATTTGCAATTCTTCCGATCTGCTCATACCTTGCTATGTCGAAGTAATTCTCATATCCATGCGGAATTGCTACTGCGCTTTGTTCGATTTTAACTAGCTCATTCATACTACAAACTCCTCATTCTCACGTTTTGTAAATGCCCATTTTGGCGGTTTAAGTTCCACAATATCCTCGCTGTAAGCGGGATACTTCTTTTCTTTAATGCAATTAGCTAGGATTTGCAACGCTTTTTTGTATTGTTGACGGCCTATTTCGATAAAGTCATTATCCAGAACGTAGACGCCAACTGCAAAAGGTGCCTCTTTTTCTACAGCGATGAAAGTGAAGTTCTCTGCAAAGACGTTTTGCGCTTTCAGCCCGTCCAAATACATCGCTGCCTGTATGTGATAGTTATTGTTTAATATCGTCTTGACAAACGCTTCTGGGCTAGCGTCGAGGCATGTTTTAAGGTCAACGATGATCCCATCAGCCCTGCGAAAGTCTGGTCTGCATTTCAATTGAATTCCAGTTTCTTCATCTATCCAAAAAACGGATTGCTCCGCTTCGCCTTTGGAAATTAAAATTGACGCGGATTTGTGGCTGTTTACGCTTTTAATCATTGCATCGATTTGCTGCATTTCGTCCGGCTTGAGAATTTCAAGACCGGCTTCGTTTGCCTGGGCTTCCATTTCTTTTCCGGCTTTTGTCCTGCGGTCAATATCTGCTACAAGAAACTCATCGTCGAAAAGCTCTGGCTCCAAAAGCCAAGTGTGAGTTGCACTGCCGAGAATCATCGCTTTGGTTGGCGCTCCTTGGTTTTCCCTGGCAGCCTGGGCGTGAGCCGGTGACTTGAGAATATCAACAAGGTACGAGCGGGAAACTGCAGGATGGGCTTGGTAATCAGCCATCGATAGTTTTTGAATTGCCACTGTCGTGCTCCTTTAAAAATACATCAAATATGCCGTTGATTAATTGAGTGAGAGTTTGCCCTTGCTCTTTCGCGATAGCCTTTAGTTTCAGTCGGGAATTGGTTGCAAGAAAAATCTTCGTTGGAACTGGGTCGTCACTGTTGTACAAGCTTGCCATTTTCTATGTGCCTTTCTAATATTTCGTTGACCAATTTTGTAAGCGTTATGCTCATAGTTGTCGCCTCTATTTTTAATTTCAGTCTCAAATTTACTGGTACTGAAATTTTTAACAAAACTTCTTCTTCGTCCATTCTAACTCCTATTGTCCCTATAGGCCACCGTAGCCCATAGATGCCCTATAGTCCATAGATTTTTAATTGTAAACAAAAAACCCCAGCTATTGAGCCAGGGCAGAAGGAAAGGATTCGCCCAATTCTTTGGAAGTGGAGTTAAGTCATGTCGATCAATTAAATAGTCGCAGGCTTCGCAGTCTTTTGCAATAATGGCAACAAAAAGCTGATTGCCATTAGCAAAAATTTGATTCCGTTTTCGACTAGCACTTCTGTTTTGTCATTTGGCAGATCAAACTTCTCTTGAAACAAGGTCGCCAAACTCAACTGTTCTTCGGTATCAAGATCTGCTATTTCGATTGATAGCTGGTCAAATTTACAATCTTTCAATGCAAACAGAGCAACGCCCGCCTCTTGCACTTCTGGCAGATCATCGGCCCCAATTCCTTTGTCAGCGAGCGCAGCGACTCCGGTTGATAAACTAGCCACAGCGTGCACTGCAATTATTAAATTCGCTATTCCAATTTTGCCCGATTCTACCATTTCGATCTCCTTTTTTAATTTGCAAACTTTTCGTATTCCCCAAACCAGCTTGAGGAAATAAAAAACTATTGTTAGTCGTTTTCGCCACAGTACAACGAATGCAGTTAAAAGGGCAAATATCGAGTTGCTAGCAGAGTTATTTTCCACGGGCCGCCTCTCGGCTTGCCATTTCCTGTACGCGCCCTATTGCATCGGAAACTGGGCAATCGTCTTTGCAGCCAGTAAATCGCATGAGTTCGAAGCTTGTCCATAGGAATGCAAGTCGGTCCGTAATAATTGCCAACCTAGCCCATATTCCAGTGATCTCAGTTTCGTGCTTATCGCTACGTTCTTTTTGATAGCTCAGCGTCTGGTTTATCAGAGCCAATTGCTTATTAGTTTCCTTTTGTTCCTCGCCCCAAGCAGATGCTTTTGAGAAAAGAAAGCTTAAAAAGAATCCAAGTATTACAAGCAGAATGCCAATAACGCTCGAAAGAATCCATATCACGCTATTTTCTGGCATTACTGGCCCCCTGTTTTTGGAGGCAATGCAGCTATTTTTGCATCAAGTTTTGCCTTTGCCTCTGCATACATATCTCTAATTTGTACGCTGTCGAGAACGCCGTGATTAATCGTTGCAATACTATCGAGCCATTGTTTTGTTAGCGCGGCTTTTGTCTCTTGCTTTTTTACAAACACTCCAATGAAATACAAAAATACCTTTGAAAGTATTGGTAACAACGAAGTAAAGATCATTTTAATTCTCCGAAGGTAAAGTTCCGCGAGTTGTCATACGATGATAATTCCCTGATTTGATGCCTTTAAAAACATACACACAATATTTTGGGCTTTGTTTCCAAAGACAGTTTCCGCCTGTACAAGCGATTAAATTACATCCTTCTCCCTCTTGGGCCGCGACTTCTTCATCAAATGTAATTCTCTGAATTAGGCCAGCTGCAACTTGGCAAATCGAAGCTCCGCCTGTTCGGAGGCTTATTCGATTGCATGTTAGCCAGGCTGGCAATTTTGTTTCTTCACCGTAAAAATCAATCACAGCCAAGGTCATCGGTGCTTCTTTCGAAGCTGATTCAACTTTAACAATACAGCTATCAACATCTTCAATTAAATGAACAGGAATGTAATTGTAAGTAAAAGGATTCGCAGGAGCCAATATTTCTTCGGTACCGTGGCAAGTGGTTAAAACAATGCGTTCAACGCTTTTTGGCAATGTGAATTTAAGTACATGGCTTGATTTACGAGCGACCGAAGCCACGCCTTTAAATTGCAGATTATCAATGCTGAACGGCATATCTGCTTTGTTTGTAAAAGCCTGGGGAGAAGCGGCTTGCAAAGTTCCGCAGGATGATAACAAAAGAGCCAATAAAGCGAGCAGTCTTTTCATTAAAAAATCTTCCTTATTTTTCCAGCGCACGAAGCGCTCATAAATATTACTTCTGTCTTCAGTGACTCGAAAAACGCAAACGGCATTATTTGCTTTTTTGCATCTGTTTTTACAAGTTCGATGCCAACATTTCTATAAGATAGATAAACCAATTCTGAGCAATAATATTGCTCGTTATTGCATGAAAATTGATAGTCGTACTCTTTGCCGATTAACTTCTCAGCCTCAATTGCAGCATTTAAAGCCAACGCTTTATTTGGTGTTCTAAGCCGCATCACTATCAAATAATCTTTGGTCGATATGAAGTCAAAAAGATTTGTTTTGTGCACTCCCTCGCCCGTTGCTTCGATGATAGCGCCGTCTTTGCAAACAATCGCTGCGTGTTTCCAAAAGTGAGGAATAAAAAGATTCGTCAGATGCCAGCGAATTCTTGAAAGCACGATGTCGCCTGGTTGCAAATCAAATTGGAAGTTGTAGAAATCTTGTCCTTTAATCAACCGATCAGAAAACGGAGCATGAATTTTGCCAACCAAAATTTCAAGCGGCTTGAACGCCTTAAAAAGAAAATTGCCCATTTCTTGTTCCTCCTGCATTTAAGCAGAATATGATCAAAGAAAGAGCAATCACAAAAAGCATCGGAACTTGATACTAAACAGCATCCATAGCGGAGTCAGAGATTTCTCCCTCGGCAACTACTTCGAATGCAGTCATAATTAGCAAATGCATTTTACTTTGTATCATGCGCTCACGGATAAAACTGACGGTCTCTGTTTTAAACTCGACGATTTTTGTTTCCTTGGCTCGCTCAAGCTTTGCAAAAATTGTCTGCAGCTTGCGAGTATGCTCAAGATTCTTTGGGTCTGATTCCAAAGGACTCATAATTGCCATGCGAACCCAGTGATAAAGCGGCATTATTTCATTTGTAGCTGGGTCAATAATTAAATTGCCCTTTTCGTCATTTACGCCAACGGATAAATTTAATTGCATAGTTTCTCCAGAAAGATAAAAGCCACACAACCTTTGTGCAGCCTGCCAATATTACCGTTTTTTAATTGCTTTGCAAGTTAACAGTCAACGGAATCAGCAAACTCAATCAATGTTTTTAGTTTCCCATAAACAACGATAAATGGATTTACGTCAATGCTGGCTGCAATATCAAAAGGATTATCTGATCCACTCCATGTGTATGAACGGTAATCAATTGAAGACTTCCCTGCCAATCTTGCCGCAGTATCTTTGAAAACAGACACTACGCACGAGCAACTATTGTTTCGTGTATCCACTGTTAAAACGTCAATTTTCCAGTAAGTCAACAGTTAATCCGCTTGGTAACTCGAACGATTTAATTAATGCCATTTAAAATACTCCTTTAATTGATATTTAAGCTTCATATGTTACAGCTAATATATATGAATTTATTGCTGTTGGAAGTTCATTTAAAATAATAACCTGCGTTGACGATATTGTTATCCCACATCCCCATGAAGTAGTACCTGATTTGAAAAAATTACTAATACAATAAGTAATACCATTAGCTCCTGTCACACGTCCGGTAACGCTTAATATTTTTCCAGAAGTCAATGAATGAGTAATACCCAAGGTTCCGCCAATTGAAATGCTACTTGTATTAGCCAATTTTTTATGCGCCAAATATGGATGTTGCGCATCTGCAGCTCCACTTGTTCCTCCTCCATTCATAGATAGATAACCATGTAAAGTGTGAGAATGAGCCAACGACGCTAGTCCAAATGTCCAATTTGCTGCATAATCAAAACTTCCCGCTAACCTTCCCCCTAATGCATCGGACACATAACTATAAAAATCCATGCCAATCGCATCTGGCGCGCCAATACTATTTCCGTATATTCCTGCATTTCGATCGCTATTATTTACTCCGCCCCATCCAAATTTTATTCCACAAGATTTTGCTCTTAAATTTGTTCCAACATACCATAAATCTAAAACTGGAGGGTTTGTCTGGCCTTTAATAGTTATTCCAGCCGTATTAAATCTATGTATTGGCTCTGTTGCATTGAATCCAACTGTAAGCGCCCCTGTTGCCGTTAAATAACCAGCAAGAGCATTATTCGTATAGAATGCAATACCCTGATAACCATAAAGCGCAGCACAGTCATAATTTCCGTTACCTCCAATTATCGTTGATAAAATACTTCCCAATCCTGATCCGCCGGTAACTGCAAGAGCAAAACCCTCTCTTAATGAGTAATAATTTGATGCATTATACACAAATGCATTAACGGAGACTCCTCCTTTAATTATATGTGTAGTGGTTCCAGCAGTACTGCCAAAAGTCCATGTTGCCGCAGTACAGCTAGCAACACTATTCGCTCCGCCATTTTGTAAAAAATCAACTCTACTTGATGCAACTCCTCCATGTAAAGATGTCACTTTTATTCTAAACAAATCAAGATCAGTACTTGAATTTGATGAGCCATAAAAACTTAATGATGATGCTTCTGTAGCTGCAGTTGTAGGCTTATTATTTTTAATACGAATGCCACCAGTATCGTAATCATT